ATGACAACGCTATAAAACGAATTTACAACAATAATAATAATTAGTGGTTTTTATATAAATAACTACATAAAACAATCATTTAACTATGGAAGCTAAAACAAAATTAAATAAGGTTCGTGCACTATTAGGCATGGACATAAGCCTTGAAACAAGAAAGCTTGAAAACGGCACTCTCTTAGAGGCGGAGGATTTTTCAAAAGGCAATGAAGTCTTTATTCTTGCCGAAGATTCTGAGAAGATCGCTTTACCTAAAGGCGATTATCTACTAGATGACGGACTTACTCTCTACGTTCAAGAAGAAGGAATTATAAACTATATTAAAGAGGCTCTTGCAGAAGGCGACGAAGAAGAGGACGCAGAAGAAAAAAGAGAAGATAAAGGCGAAGCAGATGTCGAAGATTGGGCAGGTATGGAAAAACGCATCGAAAATCTCGAAATAGCGGTAAAAAAACTAAAAGACGAACTCGGAGAAGAAGATGAGAAAATCGACGACGAGAAAGAAGAGGACGAAGAAGTTGAAGAGTTTAGATCAGCGATTAAAGATATTCAATTAAACGGAATTGAACAAATTACTCATTCGCCTGAAAGGGCAAACACCAAAAGAGTGACTTTTGGTCAAACCAGAAGATATGCAAACGAAACTCAAGCTAGAGTCTTTGACGCACTTTTTGGGGATAACAAATAAATAATTAACAAACAAAAATTTTTAAAAATGAAAAATCTAAAAAGAACAGATTTAGCGACTACGGTTAACATAACCACAACCTATGCGGGAGAATGGTCAGCGAAATACATAAGTTGTGCTCTTTTGAAATCCTCAACAATTGATGACGGAGGAGTTACGGTTATGCCAAACGTAAAGTATAAAAGTGTTATTTCTAAGGTTTCAACAGGCGATTTAATCGCGGACGGGACATGCGACTTTGACGCTACAAGTAACGTCGATCTCGACGAGGTTGTCTTAGCTCCAGAGGAGTTTCAAGTAAATTTACAACTTTGTAAAAAAGACTTTATGGATACTTGGCAAAGTATACAGATGGGTTATAGCGCATGGAATCCAAACGGACTGCCTACATCCTTCGCAGATTATTTAGTGGCTTACGTAGCCTCTAAAGTAGCCTCACAGAACGAAGTCAACGTATGGCAAGGAGTAACAGGCTCAGCCGGAGAATATGACGGATTGGAGACTTTAGCCACGTGTGCTCCAGCACCTCAAAAATTAACAGGAGCTGTACTTGACGCAACTAACATTATAACTCAAATGCAATTAGTAGTAGACGCTATTCCTAATTCATTATATGGATCGGAAGATCTTAAAATTTATATCAGCGCAAATGCGGCGAAATTATATGTTCGTGCTCTTGGCGGATTTACAGCTACAATTGGAGCTCAAGGGGTGGACAATAAAGGAACACAATGGTTTAACAACGGAAGTTTATCTTTCGGAGGGATTCCTGTCTTTGTTGGACGCGGAATGTCAGACGACTTTTTAATGGCGGCTGAATCGAGCAATCTATTTTTCGGCACCGGACTACTCTCGGATTATTCAGAAGTCCGCGTAATTGACATGTCGGCAACTGATGGCTCGCAAAATTGTCGCGTTGTGATGAGGTTCACAGCCGGAATGGCTATTGGCTGTTGCGATGACGTTGTGACGTATACAGGATCATAATTGACTCCTAAGAATAATTAAAGGGCGTGAGCTTATTTGCGCCCATTTATAAACTTTTAAATTTAATAAAATGCCAGATAATTGCGACATTAATTTAGGGAGACTCGAACCATGTAAGGACTCGGTCGGCGGGATTATAGCAGTATATTTTTCAAATTATACAACAGGACTCTTGGACTCCGCGACTATAAGCGCAGACGGAGAGATTACTGCTTTTGCTTCTCCTCTAACTTTTTATAAGTACGACCTTAAGGGTGCAAATTCTTTCGAACAGACGAATGAAAATTCTCGGGAGAACGGAACGAGTTTTTGGACTCAAACGGGGACGGTTGTTTTGAAGAAACAAGACGTTGCCACGACTGCTCAAATGAAATTATTATCCTATGGACGTCCTCAAGTGATTGTTCAAGATTATAACGGAAACTATTTCTTAGCCGGAACTGAAAACGGAGTTGAGTGTGCACCGAGCACGGCTACGGGAGCGGCAATGGGAGACCTTAACGGATATAATTTAACAATGACAGGAACTGAAAAAAGTCCTGCCAATTTTGTAGATTCCGCGATAATAGGAGATACGGTTAACACGGTTGTTGTCCTAGGAGTATAATAGTACACACTTAAGCATAAAAGGAGAGAGCAATACGCTCTCTTTTTTTTTATAACAAAAACACAACAATTCGGTTTATAAAGAAACTCTTATATATGTTAATACTCACGACAGGAGCCGGATCACAAGATTTTTATATTATTCCGAGAGACTACTCAGCAGACGAAATCATAGTTACAGATCAGGACACGAATACTCCGACAACGTACATCGCTTTCGCAAGCACTATAAACGAATATTATTTAACAATAGGACTAACCTTCTCTCCTGTATTAAAAGAAGGAACGTTTTATTCGCTTGAAATAAACAATGCGGGAGAAAACGTTTATAGAGACCTTATTTTTTGCACCGATCAAAGTCCTAGTGAGTACACAATTAATAAAGATGTTTACAAAGAACAAGAATCAACAAACGAATATATAGTTTATTAATATGAGCAAAAACACGTCACCACAGGTCTTTTTAGAACATTTAAGCGCGTATACTTCTCCTCAAATTATTGAATATAAAAACAAAGAGTGGATTGCTTATGGCGAAGATAACGACTACTTCAATTATTTGATCTCGCTTTATTTAAACTCAACTAGTAACAACGCTATAATTAACGGAGTAACGAATTTTATTTATGGACGAGGACTAAGTGCTTTAAATTCCGACAAGAAGCCTGAGCAATACGCTCAAATGATGACTTTGTTCAAAAAAACAGATTTAAGAAAATTTATAAAAGATTTTAAAATATTAGGAATGGCATCTTGGCAAATAAGCTATTCTAAGGGGAAAGTTGTAAAAGTAACTCATTTTCCCATGGAAACCTTGCGGGCTCAAAAAGCCAATGAGAAAGGAGAAGTTGAGGCATGGTATTATTCAGCTAATTGGAAAGAAATAAAACCTAATGAAGTGCCCGAAAAAATTACTGCTTTCGGATTTGGCAATCGCTCAGGGAACGAAATTTATGTCTTAAAACCTTACACAACCGGACAATATTACTATTCTCCGCCAGATTATGTCGGTGCTCTGCCTTACGCTATGTTAGAAAACGAAATCGGAGATTACTTAATCAATGACACTTTAAATGGCTTTTCAGGGACGAAGGTTGTAAATTTCAATAATGGAGTTCCGGATCTTGAGAAAATGCAAATGATTAAAACTGATGTCATGAGTAAATTGACATCCGCAAGAGGAGAAAAGGTTATCGTTGCGTTTAATTCAAACAAAGAAAGCAAAACAACGGTTGACGATATTCCTTTAAATGACGCTCCGGCTCATTATGAGTATTTGTCGAATGAGTGTTTCCGTAAATTAATCGTCGGACATAGATTAACTTCTCCAATGATTATTGGTATTAGAGACGGGAATAATTCAATGGGGAATAATGCCGAAGAAATTGAAACTGCAACTCTACTGCTAGACAATATTGTAATTAAATGCTATCAAGACGAGATAATTGATGCAATGGATCAGATTTTGGCGATAAATGATATTTCGCTTGAGTTATTCTTTAAAACGCTTAAACCTCTAGCATTTAATGACATAGATCAGCTTGAAGGCGTTGACGACGACGTTGCCGAAGAAGAAACAGGAGTTGAGCTATCAGAAAACAAAGAAAAATTGACTGATGAGCTCGGCATGGCAATGCTTGAGCACTTAAAAGGAGAAACTATTGACGACGAATGGGAAGAAGTGCACGCAAGAGATTGCTCAGACGATAATATAAGCATAAAAGAGTGGGCAAAAGCGTCTTTAGTGGACAAAAAGCCTTCGAGAAACTCTGGATCCACCGCACTAAGTAAAATTAAGACCTTATTAGCTCCGGCTTGGAAGTCTCCCGAAAAGAATCCGAGATCCGACGTAATAAGAGCAAATCCGAATGGTTTTTCTTACTTAGATAGTAAAAATTATAAGATTCGATATAGATATTTTCAACAATCCTACGCGGGAACAATACAAAAAGACGAAACTTCTTATATAAGTAGACATTTTTGTGTTAATATGATGCAATTATCTCGAAATAAAGTTGTTTATCGTATTGAGGACATTGACAGAGCTTCGGCAGAAGGAGTTAACGGACAATTCGGACACTATGAAAACGGATATAATCTTTTCAAATGGGCGGGCGGTTGTTTCTGTCGTCATGCGTGGAAAGAGATACTTTATAGACGTAAAAAGTATGCCTCTCCGTCCGAAGATTTGTTAAATTATAAAAGAACAGGTTACATTCCTTCTTCATATCGCAAAAACCCATGGGGAAGTGCGGAAAGCAAGATCGCTCCTTTCAATACGCCTGATGGCAATCACGGAAGTTTAAAATATAAATACCCACGAGACAATGGCTAAAGCTTTATTTGTAACAACTCAAGACATAAAACGATACTCCGTGCTCTCCGGATCCGTCGATCCTGATAAACTAATTTACATGATTTCGATAGCAATGGACACAGAAGTTCAAATGTACTTAGGAACTCAACTTTTCGATCATATTAGCGATTTAATCATTGCGGGAACGATTGGAGATCCGGCTAACGTTAAATATGAGACATTATTGGAAACATATATAAAACCGATGACTATTTTCTGGGCGGCGACTTTATATGTTCCCTTTGCAACGTATACAATTGCGAACGGAGGCGTCTTTAAAGGTCAAACGGAGAACGCTATAAGCGTCGATAAAGACGAGGTCGACTATTTAGCGAATAAATATCGCGACTTAGCTCAATTTTATACTAATAATTTCGTTGATTTCATGATTTACAATCAAGCGGATTATCCTGAATATAACGCGAACACAAACGACGATTTTTTTCCGGAAGGAGAAACGAGTTTTGGGGGTTGGTATTTATGAGATATAAGGTCAAAAAATTAAATATAGTAAAATTAGTTAATTATTTAAGTAATAAAACAGATGAATTATTGGTATCAAACAGCGACAACAGAACACAAAATAAACTACATAAAAAGTAAATAATGGGTTACGGAGAAATATACAAAACTACATGGTGGGGAGAAGTATGTCAATTTTACCCTTGGGGGTTGGTTTACTACGATCTTGCAGAGTGTTTGCCGGGCGGAGATACTTACTCTTTCCTTTATGAAGAGGGCGTTCCGGCTCAGGTCGTAGGAGCGGACAACACCTCATCAACTTTCAAATATGGACTAGCGACAGGTTACACTATAATGGGTTGGGTTAAGCCAAACGAAAATATGTTTTCAACCGGAGCTTCTCCGATTGCTAATTACTCGCAAAGATGCGTAACTGATTTTTCTTCGAGTATTAGTTCAACTCTTTCTGGGAAAGGCTATTCCTTATACTTTAGA